TGGCAACAAGTAAACCAATAGCACCAATCAATAGACCGATTCCACCAACCATAAACGCTTTACTTGCAGCAGTCATTCCGGTAAATGCAGTTTTAACAACCGCACCTAATTGAACAAATGAATCCTTCGCCTCTAATGCACCTTGAATACCTTGAGACAATGCCATTGCGGATTGTACCTTTAATAAGGTTTTCTGCAAATCTTCGGACTCAACTCCAATTAATCCCATTGCGCCCTCGTACGCTTGGAATCCATTTAATACGCCACCGATTGAACGTGATAGTGAATTGAATTTAGCATCAGGATTAAATGCGTCTGTCAAGTCTTTTGCATCGGCGATTTTATCCTTAAGAATACCTGCAGCCTTTGCAGCAGCAGCAGCCTCTTTAGATGTCGCTCCGAACTTATCCGATAACGCAGCAACATCCGCTTGTGCTTCTCGTAACTGCGCCTTTAAGGATTTAAATCCCGATTCTTTTACTTCTAATTCAATTGTCCGCTTTTCCGCCATTGCCTTTTGTCTTTATCATTATTATTTCTCTCCTTGCTTGTTTCCAATGTGCTTTAATGCTTGTTGAAAATTTGTACTTTCCTTTCGCTATTTCGATGTTCTCTGATACTCCTAAATGTTCGCCAATTTGAAGCATTGCAATAATATTTTTTATCATTATTCTTGAATTATATATAAGATACTATTATCTAAATCTCCGTTTTCATATTCTGTTGTAAGCGTAATAGGATATACTTTTCCGCCACCTTGTTCACTTCGTAATGCTATTAATTCTTCGGTTGTAATTACATCACTATCTTCTGTTGCTATTAGGAAGAAATCACTTGTATTTTCAGGATAAGTGAATAGAACTTTGTCATCCGTTGTTACGATATATTTATCAGCAGTCACTCCGGTTGTACCCACATCAATAGTTATTTTGGTGACTTGATTTCCTATTAATATAGGCACTGTGATTGTTCCGCTTGGTTTAGGCACTGGAGATGTAGTAATCGCATTCATTGCCCTAAAATCCAATATTAATACAAATGTAACATCACCGCTTGTAAGTTCGGATTTCATTTCGTTTATGATATACCGCTTATCTCGAATGATTAGCCTATCGTTTAATTTAAGACTTGTAAGAATAGAAATTGGCAGTTTAGTCTTGTATGTGTACATTCTATTTTTGCGTGCGTACAAGTTGTTTAAATAACCTGAATAATATACGCTATAAATGCTATTAGGATTCACTACATTGTACAAACTTGAAATATCTGCACCGAAATTCAGAGACCATTTGAAATTATTATAGGTTAAATCCTGCCCAAATGGTCTGTAACTTGTTAATGTTGGAACAGTTGAACCATTATTGAACTTAAAACTACACGTTTTTGCTTCCTCAATGTACATTAAAGACGGCTTCGGAATGTATGGTGCTAAAGTTTTATCCAAATAGTAACCTACTTGTAGATTTGTACCCGTAAATTTGTTGAATAATAGGTTTTCAAATGGCACTTTAACTTGATATTCGCTTGATTCATAGTTATAAGATTGCTGCAAATCTCCATATTGCCTACCAAATGTGTCGTAAAATTCTACATTAGTAACGGATTGAGATACCTCGTGCGTAAATGCGATTTCTTTATACACTTTTATACGCTCAATATCCACCGAATCGATGTCAGTATAAGATGTTATATTTAATATTCTGCCTTTCTTATACCAATCTTCCAACGGCTCTACTTGAAATGAATAAGGTGTAAGTCCGTAACAAGTAAGATTAAACTTTTTAAGTATTCCCGTAATAAAATCCGCTATCTTCATATCCGGCATTGTAGAGGATAAATCAACTGTTCCGATTAAAGATTGATTTGTTCCGAATCCGGTGTAATTATTAGTTACCAATATGTCTACCGCTCCACCTGCAGGGTCTGATTGATAAGATTGTCTTGCATAGTTTAAATTTACCTTCATTGTTAAAGGAAAATCAGAAGATATATTTAACGTGATTGTTTTGTCAAGCCCTGAATCGTTTGCGTATGTAATAACATCAAATGTCGCAATACCTTGATTCTCTAAAGTCGTTAAATAAATGCCGTTTTCGTATACATCAATGTAGTATTTTATTACTGAACTTGAAACGTATGGAACAGTCACTTGTACTTTATGGTAAAACGTATCTAAATCAAGTTGTTGAATATGCAAAGAATCCTCTACTAAATCAAAGTAATCAGATTCAGGAGTCGAAGCTGGAGTTACACTAACTAAATCCACCCTTTGAAACGCAGTTCTAAATTTAAACTCCGCCTTATTTTTCAAGTGCATAAAACACTCGGTAAATCTTTTATCAGTTAAGAATAAGCCTTGAAAATCAATGTCGTATTTTGTCTCAATTGCTTGGAATAATCTACTTATTTTTATAGCAGGAAATAATTCGGTGTATGCTATTGCGTGTGCAGTTTGTGTGATGTCATTCACTCCACCTCCTGAATTTTCCCATGCACGCAATGAAGATACTAAAGGATAGCGTACATCTAAATCCGCCGTACTTGTAACTCTACTTTGAACTTCGCTACCCGTATATAAATGTGAATAGGCTGACAAATCCAACGTATTCATTTTCTCGTCACCTATCAAATCAAATAGCGTAACTATATCTCCGTAAAATGTCAGCGTGTAACTTTCAACACTACCATTTTTTAGATTAGATTTCTCTATTTGAATTTTGCCAGTACGGAAATTAGTTAGGTCAATTTCAATCTTTGCATCTCTACGGATTTGATGGTCGATAGTTGCGTTAACATCAGATTGATAGAAATGCTGAAATATTTTGTTGTTAACAGTCGATGCTGAAACTGTAAATGACTGCGAAAAATCAGTAAATACCTTTGCGATATCCTGAATTTTTTGTACGGATGAATTTATTTCAATCTTTTCATCGTTGAATAATTCAAGTCGCTTGCCTTCAATATAAATTTGTACATCTCTCATTAAACTACAGAATTAATTATATCGTTTGCAATGTCAAATGTCATTTCGTAGTTAATCATTTTGGTATTAATTGACTTGAATAACTCCGTACTTTTCGTGTTCATTTTAGCAGGTCTGTCGTTAACTAAAATCCTATCTGATAACATTAATTGCTTAATCGTTTCTGCATAGTCCTCGCTTACCCAATCGGTGTTACATTTGATTGTTTCTTTTCCGTTAGTATTGAACGTTCTTCTTTGTCCTTCAAATTTGGAATAGCTAACTAAATTCGTTTGCAGCAAATTATATTCAGATGTTTCTACGTTGATGTTAGTATTCGATGCCTTAAAGAAAAATTCACGTTGCCATGCCCCATATCGGTTAATGAAATCCACTACTACCGGCTCGTATCTGCACTCTGTTTTCGGCTTAAAAGTCGCAGTCCATTGTAACACATCGGCTGCATTAAATATTTCTACCTTATTACCAACTGCAAGCCACGCAGAATTAACTCTAAATGTATCTATAACCGCATTTGTTATAATATTATAGGTGACAGTTGCTAAAGTGCTTAGGTTTGTTCTTACAATCTTATAACCTGCAATAGCATCAAGCGTAATACTACCTGCTCGCTTTAAAAAGTCAGTTGTTAAATTGGCAGTTGAATCGTAGTTATAATAGTACGTTTTTTGGTCTAATAAATACTCGCCCAAGTTAGGATTATATCCTTGTTCGTAATAACCGTATCCATCAAATGCTTTGTATGTAGTTGTATCAAGTAGATTCTTTAAACCACTAACTACTTTATAACGCTTAACCACGACATTGCAATACTCTAAATAAGGAGTTGCAGCATTGTTTTGATTGTACACGTTATTAAATGCATTGTGCTTTATGTACTCACGAACGTACTCGGATATATCATAAGTCGTTTGGAAATTTGTACTTGATGGAATTAATTTAGATAGCTGATAAGTTGGTGTACTTGGTTGCGTATCATTTGCATTCCAAATAAATAGTTGGATATAACTCCCCGTTTGTCCTATCTCGTTGACCTCAATTATATAAGGTGATTTTACAAATATATTGCTCATTTCTTTGTGATTGTTTCTTTCATAATACTATCAAATAATTGTTCTGCATCTAATCCGTATTTCGTTATCAATGTATCAGGCAATTTCTTAAATGCTTTCTCGAATGGTTTGGTAAAGAATAGGCTCGGTTTAATTCCCTTATTCCAAATAGAACGAACAATGGCATTAACTAAAGATTTTTGTGTAATAAATTTACCTTTCTTATCTCTACCTTTTATTCCTTTTATTCTTACCCACTTTTCAATGCCGCTTGTTAAACCGCCTTTAGGACCTGAACCAGTACCAAACCTAAATCCACTTTCGCTTCTGCCACTCTTAACACCTTTTACCCCTCTATCCTGAAAATATCCATATGCCTCCATTTGAAAGTACATACTGATTGAGTTAGGCATTTCCTTAACTTGTCCGGTAATAGACTGAGATAGTTTTCCAGTACTATCCTTGCCCATTGATTTCAAGTTAGCCTTTGCTTCGTTAACTATCGTATCTCTGAACTTATTAAGTGCTTTCTGCGTCTCAGTCATCTTAGCAAATTGTCATTTCGTTAGGCACTAATACATCGAATGTCATTGTCCATCCTGCAAGTAAGTTTTCAAATCGTTCTGTAAATGGCTCACAACTTGGATTGCCATCTACTACAAAATTATCATCGTACATATCGCCACGTCTCAACATCTCATAAGCACGATTTAATACTGCCAATTGTGTATGAAGAACGTCTTGCTCATTATCGTTTCCTATGAATATATCTGTAGCTTTTGACTTTGAAATATCCACAATATCCATCGCAATAATAGACACATTGAAACGCACCACATTACTTTCAAAGTTAGCTGAATTAACCATTATGTGAATCAAAGGAAATATAGTCTGTTTACCTAAATCAACTTTAAATATGTCACCTTCCGTTATTGTGTTCACGATTTTATCAGCATCAAAATGCGCCTTTAAATCGTTTAGTACTTTATAGTAATTTGTCATTATCTTTTATTTAAATGCTTGTTAAGTTGCCTTTGTTCGATTTCGGTTTTCTGCTTTTCGAAGGTGAGATAGGTGAGACATTGAGTAAGTCTATATCCGGTAACGACATCGAATTTTGTAATGTCTCCTTTAGCGAGTCCATATATTGATTGATACCATCCCCACTGCTTCCCAAATTGAGCTTGTTCTGAAAAGTCGCTTTGAAATCCTTGTTCGTCTGAATTTGAATCGTTAAATAATTGATTGTAGCCTGCAATAATTCTTTTCCTAAAGTCCAAAAAAAAACAGAAGAAGATAATACCACATCTAATGGTGCAAACTTCATTAATTCCTGCATATCAGGGCTTGGATTGTAATCAATAATTTCGTATTTACCTTTGAAATTCTTGGTGACTGGTCTATACATAACTGCCATTGCTTTGTGGTAAGTTTCCCAATCGTTCAAATGGCTTTCTAAATCCACGTATTCGCCTAATGTTATGTCTTCCAAGTTCGTAATAAAACCAAACTCTTGATTTCCTATTTTAAATGTTGGTTGGAATTTAGATTTTGTATCAAATAGTTCTGCAAAATGTACTATCAATTCGTTTATTGTAGTAAGCTTCATCTTAACTACATCCTTAAGTTCAATACCGCAGAAGATTTCAATCATTTTCTGTGCGATAAATTCCTCATCGTTGCTATTTTTCTGCATCTTCAGGAAGTCCTGATAATGCTTTAATGGAATTTCACTTAAAGAAGTTGGTATAATTAATTCGACCTTCATATATCTATAATTAAAGTTTTGATTTATTGTTGTAAGCAAATGCAATGTCGTATGCAGCAGCTAACATTTTAAAGTGTAAATGCATTCTCATAAGGTCATCGAATATGATTGTTATCCATATTCCTTTCTTATCGAATATGTATTGCTCAACTACTCGTTTCATATGTGGTAAATCGTCTGTCATCTTATGTGGTATTGTTTATGGAATGGATTGTCTAATTGGTAACCTACTGCGTATCGAATAGCATCGATACTATGATTGTGCTTATCCTGTGGCGTTTTTGACTTTTTTTCTAACCAAGAATAGTTGTTTAATTCCTTAATCAAATCAATCGAATCTTCATCAACTATTAAATCGTAATCCTGCAGTAAACTAATACCATACGTTACGCTTCCTTGACCTTTAATTGCCTCCATTATATTCAACCCTTTATCTCGCAATTCGTTTATTAAACGTGGTTCTGCAGAATCAGCTACAATTAAGCAGTCATTCGCTATTGATTTATTAAGTCTATAAATATCGGATGTTGTTAAGCCAGTTTGGTATAGGTGCAATTTTAGGTATATAACTTTATTCTGCGCATCGATTGAAGTTGCTACCAATGTTGTAGGGTCTGCGCTAAATCCAAAATCCTGGCCATATACAACGCTACCAACATCCTTGAATTTACCAATAGTCCAATTGCTGAAAATCACTCCCTCGGCACGATTCAACCAACCACCGAGAATTTGGTGCTTATATTTATCAGGTCTTCTTTCTTTAATCGTTTCTATTTGCGATAGGAATGATTCTGATAGGTTATGTATATTATCGAAGTACGTCGTATGTATGTACGTTGTATCTCCTTTAATCGTATTCGCACCACCCTCAATTCCTTTACCCTCAAAGAATCGTTGGTAAATAAAATGCTCTTTGGTAGCAGGATTTAGGATAAGAATAACACGATTCTGTTTTGTCTTATGTCTAATGGATAAATCAATCTTATCGAATGTATCTTCGTCTGTTAGTTCTTCTGCCTCATCAAGTACCCAAGTAGTTACACCTTGCAATGATTTTAAGTTAGCAGTCTGTGTCCCGCTGCTCGTTTTTATACCCTTAAATATAATCTTACTTCCGGTATTAATATTAACTATCTCATCCTTTGTAACTGCAAAATCGTTAGCCATTCCAAGCAGTTCAATCTTCTCTATAAACTCAGGTATAATACTAATGCTTGCCGATACTAACGTATAACGTGTGAATAAAATAATATGTCCTGATTCCCTTGTAAGCAAACTTAAGAATGTGGTTATACTAAACGACTTCGAACTACCTCGTCCGCCAGTTATTATAAAGTACCTTGAATCAGAACCTAAATTATCGTACTTATTACTTATCGTTACCAACTTTGAAATAGTCCTTTATGTTAAAATCGTTTACATTCAATGTTGTTTCAACTGTTTCTTTAGGCTTACCAAATATATGTTCCGCAACAAAGATTTGTCCTCGTTGTGAATCCAATAAATCTACTATAAAACTCACCTTATTTTCGTCGTCAGTATCTTGCTTGTAAAGGACCTTAAGTGCTTGGACAAACAATGTATTAACCTTCGCTTCTTCTACCTTTGTTTTGCGTCCTGCTGTAGTGTGGCCGCCGTTATTCTTTCGCTTATCTTCCATAATTAAAAAAGCAATTATTATTAATTCTCATTTGTAGTCAGGACAGGATTCGAACCTGTATTTATACCACTATACAACTCTCTTTATGGTTGAGCCCGCAGAACTCTCGTTGTATATGCGTTACCATTCCGCCACCTGACTATTTAATTCTCACTATAAACCATTTCGTAAAATATCTTACTACTTACCTGATTCAATTCAATTGTTTTAACATCGCTATAATAAACCATATAGGCAACATCTGCAACTTTCAATGTTGCTTTAAGTTTTGCCCATTCTTGTAAATGCAACTTATCATTTATTACTGCAATATAATATCTCATTCAGCAGTATCTTCGTATGTTAGCATTACTGTCTTCAATTGGTCTACCATATCTTTCAAACAACTTGAACAATTTGAAGGCTCATTTCTTTGCTGAAATATTCGATTATAAATTGCTAATAGTTGCGCTTGGTCGGATGGTATAACTTGATTAGTTTTCGTTTCAATCCAAGCCTTTAGCCATTCGTATTCTGTCTCGGTTAAACATAAAGGTTTCTTATATGGAAACAATGCGTTTAGTTTAGCTTTACGCTCATCACATTTGCAGTCTTCACCTAATAAGAATTTAGCCACCTTATCTATTCCGGTAGCTTTTAAAACTGATTCTACTGTATCTCCTAATCCAGTTGCTTGTATTTTTTTCGGTCTTGCCATATAACTATAATTAAATTTTTGTGTTTTTGTTTAATACTCGATGCATATCCAAAATGTAATAATATTGCTCTATCACATCTTCGTCTTTACTATTTAATTCAATCCGCTTTTGCAACGTATCAAAATCAATTGCTCCACTTTGAATCGTTTCATAATGAACTGATTTTCTGCCAAAGAAATTAGTGTTATAATATCTAACTTTAGTAAATAATAAATATACTTTCTGTTTCATTTTAAAGTAGTTCAAAGTCTTCATTTAAATAGTCTTGCCAGTCTTCACCTACACTATCTTTAATTTTCTTCTTGCAACTTTTTAGCGTGTTGAATATACTTGAAAGGCTTATGTTTGATTTAGCAGCAATTTTACGCATTGAAGTCTTTTCATTTCGGTAGATTTCAAATAGCATTTTATCGTACCATTCCCAACTATTAATCTCGTCTAATATTTTAACTTCAATAGCATTTTTTGCAACCAACATCTCTGTATTATTTTGCATTTCCATCATATAAAGATTTTCTAAAGATACGTATTTGATACGTTTGGTTTTGTTTACGTGTTGTAAGAAGGTATTCTTAAGAGATAACCACATATAACCTTTATTGATTTTGCCATCTGTGAATAGCTTATCCTCGCTGCTCCACTTCAATAGGTTTATATATGTCTCCTGAACAATATCTTCAGCAAAAAAGTATTCGCCAAAAGAGTGAACAAATTTAGTCCACTCCTTATGATTATTTACGATTGGTATTATCCAACTCATTTGTCATTAGTCTAATTTTAACAAATATATGACTAATAAGTATAGGTATGTAAGCATTGTTTATAAGTTTAATCGGTTAAACCTTGATTTAATTGTGACTGAGCATAGCTTAATTCCACTTGAAGGATTTTTATTTGCTCAATTAACCTTTGATTTTCTGTTTGTAATTCGTCAATATGCGAATCCAAATACTTCTCAAGTGATTCGTATTCCTTGAATCTATTTTCAAGTGCTTTAAATATATTTCTGTACATAATTTCTTAATAATTCATTTGGTCTAAACGCTCATATACTGCAAACGCTATCTTTTCTCTATGATGCCACATTAACTCTGTAATGTCGTCGTTATGTAGCGTTGTAATTGATTCGATGCGTAACGTTTCAAGTTGCTGCTCATCCAAATCGTATGGTGTTTCGAAATAATACTCAACTTCTAAATCCACACCTTCTAATTCGATTCTAACTGATTGACTTTTCATACTTTTTAATTGTTAAATTGTTAATAATTTCTACAAATATATTAATTTTTCAATTGCAACTATATTTTTTTTAAAAAGATTCACGTAAATCAAACTCAAAGCATATTGATTCGTCGTGAATTGCCTTAAATATATCCTCGCACCCTACTTCTTTTAGCAAAACATTCATTGCATCATCTTCAATTTCGTTTATTACGATGTCTTTTTTAACCGAATCTACAACAATTGTTTTCTGTATTAAAATTCTTGGTCTCGGACTTATCAAAGTTGGTGGTTTTTTATGCTCGTGTAAGCCAATAATAAAGATTGAATCTCCTTTTATTAACCTTACATCCAATCCACCCTCTCTCATTGTAGAATAATCGTATGGATTCTTGCAAGGAACTAAACCACTTTTTGAATACCTGAATGGTTTGTAGCCGATAGCTAATAAATATTCAATTAATTTCATTTTTTGTCTTGTTTATTATAAAAATAACTGGACAAAAATACGGCTATCATTCACAATAGCCGTAGATTTGTTTACAGTAACCTACTTAGTGAAAACATCTTCTGTTTTCTGTGTTGAAATAGAGTAAATAGCAGCTGCCCAAATAATAGCAGCGCTAAAACAAATTACTCCAAATAACCACTCAGGCGCATTCCAATAGTCCATCGCTAAAAATATAGTTAGCGTTGGTGTTATCGGTAGTTTTGTCGGTAAATTCTTATGGTGTATCTTTCTCATATCTCTAACCTAAAATGGCAAGTCGTCACCAACTTCGTCTGCAATAGACAACTTCTCACTCGTTGACTGCATTTCTTTAGCCATCGCATCAATTTTCCATACTGCAATCGTATTAAAATACTTCACTTCACCTTGTGGATTTGTCCAACTTCTTCCTCGCAAGTTATAATGTGCTTCTACTTCTTGACCTACTTCGATTGAATCAATAAGACTGCATTTATCCTGTTGTAATTCAACTTCGATTAACTGCGGATAATCTCCAGCTTCAGAAATTACAAATGTGCGCTTACTGAACTTTTCGCTTACTTTAATCGTATCATTTTTCACGATTACTTTTCCTTTAATTGTGTTCATATTTACTTTTTATTTAATTATACATTTCATTTAACTTCAGTAAAGCCATATTCAACTCGTGATTCAATTTATCCGCTTCCTCACGTGCAATTTCCACCCATTCAGCAACTGTTTTAATATTAGGCTTGGCTTTCGTACCTAAATCAATTTCAGAATGCTTTGTAAGTGCTTTATACCACAATGATTTTACTTTACTTTCAGGTCGATAAGATACAAAATACATCGTTTCTAACTTTGGATTGACTGTAAAATAATGCAAAACTTGGTGAATATTGTCGCTTGGTATTTCATTTGCCAATAAAGTTTCTGTGTGCTTCTTTGCTCTTGGACATTTAATCTCAAGCATTATCGTATCATCTTCAGATATACCATCAGGTGACAATCCAAGAATAGGAATAGCAGCGTTCTGAATAAATCCAATCTCTTTAAATGAAATAAACAATTCATCCGATATTGCCTCACGTGCATACGGCTCTAATTCAGTTCCTCTAACCATATCAGCTGAACTATATGAATCTTCTAATTCCCAATCTTCTATATATTGTGAAATCAAATCTATGAGTAAAGTATCAGACTTGATAAATAATCCTTTCGATGCAGTTCCAGTTATTTTGCCATGACGCAATTCTAACCAATCCGCAGTACCTTGTATTATATCGTGTTTAATCATAACTGTGCTATTTGTTCTTCCGTTAATATATAATCGTTAATCAATTTATCCTTATCAAATTTACCGCTTTTAATAGCTTCTAATGCCTTTGTAAATCTTTCTTGGTTAATTGGTTGCTTTTGTTTAATAAGTTGGGTGCTGCGTACCCTAATGCCTCCAACAACTTTCCCCATCATCTTTATGGACGAATCAAAAGATAACTCTATTTGTATACCAATCCAATTTCCTATATTACGTGCGCTTGCCGAATCTAAAGATTTTTGAATCTTAACAATATCTGTTATTGTCTTTCGATTAATAGAGTTTATTACCATTGATTTTACATCCTCTTCAAAGTCTATAAAATATGCATCTGTTTTATTACCGCTTACATCTATACCTCTAGCGTAATAAGCATCTTTAATTGTAAGTATACACTTACCCATTTCGGCTACAATCGTTTCAACATCTATTCCTGCTAAATGAGTTGATTTACGATACTTTTGACAATCTACATTGTGTTCTTTCATACTTTTATTTTTTAAAGTTACGCAATCACATAAACGAGTGGCCGGAAATTAACTCGTTTATGCTGATTGCTTATTTAATTTATATCTTTTGGGAGTTTCCGGCTCTTATTGATACGCAAATATAATATTTTTTATTTATTCTACAATAAAAATAATTGTTTTTCTATTATTTTATCACTTTTACTTATGTTATCGAACGCCCACAATGGTTGCAGGTTGGTATAGTGAAATAATTTTATTAGTTCTTCTTCGTTTTTAGCCGATGCACAAGGGATAATATGGTCTACGTGCCACTTTCCTTGGTTGCTCCAATTCATTCCTTTTGTGAATTGTTTTTCTAAATGCGCTTTAGCAGTTTTCAAATCACAACCTAGCATATCAATTGTATATTGTGACTTAAATAAACTTTTAGATTTAAATGCCTTTAATATTCTACTACTTAAATTACATCTTAATTTAAATAATGGTTGATTTTGTTTCCTATTTCTTCTATATTCATTAAATTTTTCTTTATTATTTTGATAGTATTTTCTACCTGATATTTTTTTACTTTCTCTTATTTTTTCTTTATTGTTTTCATTGTATATTTTTCGTTTTTCTTTGTTTTTTTCTTTGTTTTTTTCTTGCCATAATTTATTTGAAATAACTTTTCTGGCTTTTATTTTATCTTTGTTTATTTCACTATATAATTTATTATATTTTTCTTTTTGTATTTTTATTTTGGCTTTGTTTTTTTCACGATATAATTTAAAATACTCAGCTTGTTTAGCTTTTTTTAAAATCAATTGTTCATCTTCTGTTTGCATATTTTTACAGTTAAATAATGCAGTTAAAAAAGAAACGTGGAAGGTGTAACTGCTTCACTTTTCAAACGGCTAATTACCTCCGTTCTATCCACGTATATAAATATACAACAAATATTTCAATTAAACTAATTCTATATAATTTATTTCACTATCTCTTAAGATTAAACCTAATTTATAAAAACAGTCATCTTTTGCAATCTCAATTGCTTGCTCTTCACTTACTGCAAATGTTTCAATGAAGTATGTTTGCTTGTATGTTATTCTATATCGTTTCATAATGTATTAATTTTATTTCCCTTTTTTAAATTATCAATTGCCCAAAGTGGTTGGAAGTTAGTGTAATGATTTAACTCAATTAAATGTTGTTCATCCCTTGCTAAACTTACAGGGTAGATATGGTCTAAATGCC